TATGTTAATACAAAATATTAATATATGTTAGGTTGAGGATTAAAAAGTTTTATTTTCCGACTAATCCACGTGACGGATTAAAAATCGATTTAATTTATTATGATTCTAGTATAGAAATATACTAGAACCCTAATAGTAAATTTATTTACCTGTTTATGAAAACAGATAAATAATGATACAACGACCGTTATAAGTTAATTTGAATACAATTAACCCGTTTAGGCTGTTCTTGTAAAAGAGCGTGATTGTGTTTAATTTGACGATGATTTTAGATTGGAATATACAATAAATTTAATATGCGAATCACTTTTAGTAATTAGGCTGGAATGCCATGTGCTAAAAGGCAACAGGATGAGAAGGTGCTTAAGCAACCCTAGTGGGGTGTACCGAAGGAAAGAAGGAGAGTTAATAGCTTCTTCCCCTGCAAACGTGGGGCCTTATTGCCGCATATTAATCATAATAATTGTATTGGACTGATTTTGCCTGTGAAGTGTAAGAGATTACACCGAATCATCCTCTGAAATCGCCGTGGATACACGGAGAAGAGATGTTCACATCTCGAGAAGTTGCGACTTCGATCTTCAGAGTTCTTTTTTGTTAATATCCTGTACTATGGGTATTGACGTGAGGTATTTTTCTCAGGAAAAATTCCACTACCCCCGCGCGACAGCATATGAGGAGAGAGATTAACGGACGGATCTTAAGATCCCTCTTAACTCGTACCATCGGAATGGCAAAGACCCATCCCCTCATTAATACCAATTGAGAAGGATGCAACAAAGTTTTGTCATTGCCTGTACAGTAATATCTAGTACCCTCGCATAAATGTGAGTAGCAAAGGATCAATGTGTAGCATGGACAAGTGTTTTTTGAACCCGTTAAATGATATAGATTGCGATATGGACCCGGCCCGCTTGAACGCTCGAAAGAGTGGTAATAGTTTTTTAGATGAAGAATCACATAATAACTTAGTTTTATTTTTGAATATTAATAATTTTAATTCAGTTTCGTTTTTTGATAATAATGTAGAAGGTTTTTATTTTAGTTTAGATCTCAATAGAAATAAATGTGTAAGAATATGTAGGAAAAAGGTTAGTAGTTATAAGGAAAGATACGATAAAGTATATGATTATGTTGTTTTTAGAAAATTTAGGAATTTGAGATTCCTTGTTTTTGGAAATGGCAAATCTATACATATGAAGTTTCGTAGTGAAGGCTTAACATTAGGCAGAATACGAATGAATGATGCCTGGAGAGCAGCTGAAGCTATAGATGGTGTTGGTGATAGTCTTTCAAGTTATTGGGAAGCAGCCGCTGCAGGACTCGAAAGAGTTACAAATGTAGCAGTGGATGCTTTTCTAGTTTCGATAAAGACTATTATTAAGACCATTTGTAAATACGCTGTAAAAATTGTTGGAGTAGATACAATACGAAGACTTTCTTTATGGATTACCGACTTTTTTGCTTTGTTCATAGACGTTTCGAAATATTTTACAATCACAACATTAGTTTCTTTGTTAACCCGTTTTGTTACATTGAGCATGAGGTTGATGTTTGACATCTTACCTGTGCCCATGCATTATAGATCTGAGTCTGCTGATTTGATAGCTTTGTTGATTTCTTTATCCGCTCCGGATAGTTTTGTCAATGTAGCTAGAAAATTAAGTGTTTTGTCTGACCCTAAGATGTTTTCATCAAAGGGCCCTATTTTTAGAGTTTTGTCATTATTATTTCAGTATATATCAGGATTTTTGAAGTGGATGAGCTCCAAATTTCCAACATTTTCTAATTTTCATCTTTTGTTTGTTAAATATTTTTCTTTTATGAAGTTTTATGAGTATGAGAGTGCGTTGAGAAGAGTGATAGTCGCTTTCCATAAAGATGGAGGAGTGATTAATAGTGTAGAGTATAGAAGAGAAGTGCTGGAATTGTACCAGCAAATGGTAGACGATGAAGTAGTAGTGGACATGTTAACGACCGAATGTAGTATAACTTCACTTAGACCTTATTTTGAACAGTTTAAGGGAATTTATACTTCGTGTAAGAAGTATGATGTTCACGTGAGAATGGAGCCTGTGTGTGTAGTGTTAGAAGGTGCAGCAGGGACTGGTAAGTCCAGATTGATGAATGAGTTGATAAAATTCTTGAAATATAAGAATTATTCGACTTATAGTCATACAGTCCCCCCAGTTGATGCCGGAAAAGATTTTTGGGATCAATACAACAATCAGGACGTAACTATTTTCGATGATATGGGACAGCAAGGGGTCTCACAGTGGAGATCAATTATAAATTTGGTTTCCCCTGTGGCATACCCCCTTGATTGTGCTAAAGCAGAACTGAAAGGAACAAAGTTTTTTAATTCTGAACTGATATTGGTGACAACAAACCATTTTACAGATTTAACGAACTTTACGAGGGCTGACTGTATATCTGAGCCCCCTGCTTTGCATAGAAGAGGAATAGTTATTAAGGTGTCACGTCCTACGGAGGACGCGGACATTGGGAAAAAGTGTAAGGTTCAACATATGAGATATGATTATTTTGAACCGAATGCTCGAGAAGCTTGGAAGGTGACAATAGACCCAGGTTGCCTTGTAGGTGTGACTGGAGCGTGTCCAGAATCGTTGATAGACGTTGAGTATAGAAGCGCAGTTCCGTGGATTTATGCTATTATTCAATTGTATCTTAATAGAAATAAGAGACATTTTGGAGATCAGAATCCGCAAAACCAAGAAGATATAGAAAGGTCTTACAATGATTTTAAAACACACTTCGAGCTAACGATTCCTGAGTTTAAGAGCGAATCGTTAACTGCCTTCACAGATATGATGAAGAGGTTTTATGAGGATGCAAAAGAGGTTATGCTTAATTTCTTTTCAGAATCTTTAGAAATTTTTTCTAATATTAGTGAGGCGCTGATAGAGGGAATGACATCACAGTCAGTGGTATTATTTTCTTTATTAGGGGGCGGAGTCATATTTGGTTTGTATGCTTTGTTCCATAGAAGAGAAGAATCTCCCCCTCTTCTCTTTGGTCCTTCCCAAGTTTCACGGAAGGACGTGCGTAGCCTAATGGTAGGCGGACATGAACTAACGTTTATGTCAGAGTCTGAGACCCAGGAAGGATCTTTCGTTAGAAATCACATGAGATACGTGAGATTTAATTATGCAAATGGCCCATTTATCGAGACTAGTGAATCATATGGAGTTGTGTCAGGTAAGAGGATGATTATTCCTATGCACGTCTGGCGCAACAACATGAGATGCGACGTTTCAAAATCGCTGGCTTCAATGCGTAGAGAAATTTATGAATTGAATCAAGTGCCTGTGAAATTGATTAAAAGTTTTGATAGATTGGATATTTGTATAGTTGAGTTTGATATAAATCATGTGATTTATAAGGATGGATCTGAAAGGATGTTTCCGGACGCGAGTTTGACCTCTTTTAATATGTGTTCTTTTTTGAATGCTGATGAAACAAGGGATATCCCTTTTACTAATTTGCATATAAATGAGAGTTTCGATACTAATAAGGTTAAATTTACGGCTGGATCAGGCTTTTGCTATGACACTCCAACGCGAGAAGGATTATGTTGTAGCGTGCTGTTCAATCAAGTGAATGGTGTGGTGGGATTTCACTTAGCCGGCACAGGCTCAGTGGGATTCGCAGTGGTTCCCTCCAAAGGGGATCGAGCATTGTTAAAGCAGTTTCTTTATAGTGGTGAATGTAAATACGAAATCGTCGATTTTAGTAAGGATGAATTGCCTTCATCTGGATTAAGATTCAAACAAGATGATCTACAATCCCAACAACCTCTAAAGGAAACTTCTTTGATACCGTCTGAATTGAATGATTTGTTCGATGATATTCCACATGCAATTCGCGCTCCCCCAAACTTTTCTTCCTTAGGATCGCCAGCAAAGACTATGAATGCGATGACTCGTAAAAGCTTTATTCCAGTTCCAACATTGTTGGACGAGGAGATAGCTTTTGCTGAGAAATGCATTTCACAGTTTTTGCCTGACGAGTTTAGGGATATAACAGATTGGGAGATCGTGAAGGGTAAAGATGGATTGTCACCGATAAATCCAGATTCAGTGAATGGATATGGATATGGACCCGATAAGAAGGATTATATTGATTTTGAACGCGGTACTATTTCATCAGAAGTTGAAGAAAACATTAGCAAACTTATTCAACAATCAATCGATGGAAACATTGATCCTGAGTTGTTAATGAGTAGAGATAGTTTTAAGGACGAGTTGCGTTCTACAAAGAAAGTAAATCGTCCGAGAGTGTTCCGTATTTTGCCCCTACATCATATGGTGTTTCTCAAACGTTGTTTGGGAGATGTCTTGGTGCATGTTAAGGGCAATATGTGGGATAATCAAATAGCTATTGGAATGAATCCATACCAAGATTGGGATCGTCTTTACGAAACTTTTAAAACTAAATATACAAAGTTTTGTGATGGTGATGTTGAGAATTGGGATGGAGGAGCTAATCCGGACATTCAACGACTGGTGAATAGGTGTGTTCTGAATCGATATAAAGGCCCAAATAAAGTAGCGTTGGGCGTGGTGTTGGAGTCACTTGTTACGTGTTTCGTGTTAAGTGCGAGAACGTTGTATTTGACCACTCATTCAATGCCTTCTGGTTGTTTAGTTACTGCTTTATTTAATTCTTTGATAAATAGAGCTATTACGGCAATTACTTTGTATAGAAATATGAAGAAGGCGAATATAGTGGCCACTGTTAAGGATTTCAACAAGATAGGAGATTTCGTAATGGGTGACGACAAGCTGGTTGGCGTTCCTGAATCACTTTCCCAGTATGTTAATGCGCTGACTTTTAAGGAGGTGTTTAATTCACTGGGAATGGGATTTACGGATGCCAAAAAGGGCGAAATAACAGTTCCTTTTAAGGCATTAGAGGATTGCGAATTTTTGAAAAGAAAATTTGTCCCTCATGCTTCGTTAGGAAAAGTTGTTGGCGCTCTATCGATGGATACGATAATAGGATCACTGAAATGGACAGATAGTAGGAAAGACAAGAAAGTAGTTATGGCTGGTAAAGCCATCGCTTTTCAATATGAAATGTTTTTGCATGGAAACGGTAATTTGATTCTCGAAAAAGATGGAGTTCAAGTAGTCGTGTCAATTTCTAAACTAAAGGAAAGAGTTAAGAAAGCGTATGATGCATACGGTTATTTGTATGCTGAAATGACAGATGAAAAGATAATGAAATCGATGCTGGAAGAAAAGGATCTTTACATGCGAATCATGGAACTGAAAGGCAAGAACTACTTTTAAGTGCGGTGTATCACAAACTATTGCGTATTTGTTTTGTATTTAATTTTATTTCATTTATTTATTTATTTATTTAATTGTTTATTTTAATTTATTTATTTTATTTATTAATTTTGTTTTATTGTATATTTTATTTATTTATTTATTTTATGTTTTAATTTATTTATTTATTTGTATATAACTGAATATTGTTAAGCTTATAATTCTTGTGAGGCGCGAGAAGGCACGTCAATATTCAATTCAATAATGCCTCTATGGTGTGTTTGATTTAGCAGCCTGTAATTAATAAATCACAGATAATATCGACAAAGAGTTTAACAAACAAGCGCAGTACGATTTGCAGCTTAAAGCAGATGGAATTGAGACCTCCGTCGCCTCTATTAAAACTAGGGAAATCGTAAAATCTCAAACAGTTAACGAGCAAAAACTGTCTACAATTTCTATTCCAGAAGAATGGAGAATAAATGCACAACCATTTATAAATAGACCGTTTTATTTAGGAGGAGTAAGTTGGACATCATCAAATGCCCAATTTTCTCTATTGCCATTCACGAATTATGTTCTTCCGGGAGATATAATACGTTCAAATGCGTCGTTATTGAATGCCATGAAAATGGCTTCATATTACCGACCAAAATTGCATTTGAATATATCTCTTGCTGGAACAATTACACACGCGGGATGCTTATTAGTTGGAGTTCTTCCTCCCTTCGTAAGACAACTTGACCTTTCAACATCACAATTTTCTATGATAAATTCTATCTTGTCAGGGCCCCATGCATTTTTGCATGCTAATGAGGCTACCTCAGTTGATTTGGCTGTACCTTGGTACTGTAATACTGATGTGGCTTCTTTAGATTTAGAGGAAACTGCACAAGCAGCTTCTGACATGACGGAATTTAAATTAGGCAATTATGGAACGTTAGTGCTTTTGGTGCTAAATTCTTTGGCTCCGTCTACTGGTTCTTCAACATCATTGAACATAGTAGTGGATGCCATATTCCATAACTTGGACATGCTGATACCTTCTTCACGTTATGTGAAGTTTGTATCGGAGTCATTGGAATCTGTTGGAACAAAATTGATAGATAGTGGTTTCGCTTACGCTAAAACGTTGGCGGGAGATGCTATTGATAGTCTACGAGGAGGAGTTAGAGATTTAACTGGTATGCATAATCCAAATGGTGCCGTAATTGAAGAGAGAGTGGTGACAACGACCAAAAACTTTCTGAATGCAGTTGACACATCCCAAAGATTTCAGAAATTAGACCCCTATTCGCATAGGGATCGAATACTGGAAGAACCTATCTTTAATACAGATATGGACGAGATGCAGTTAAGATACATTCTAGGAAAGAAACAATATCTTTCGACATTTACGGTGTCAGAGGGTGATCCGATTGGCAAACTAAAATTCGCTCGACCAATCTCTCCTTATCAGGGGGGATTGTCTACAAACCAAGTATTGATATCAAACAATATAGAACTTTTATATTGGATGAGTCGAGCTTGGTCAGGCAAGTTAAAATTATCTATACAATCAGTAATGAATAATAAACAACAAGTGAAACTGAGAGTTTTTAATATGTATAATGTTTCAAAAGCAGCGTTGAGTGGTTTTCCACAATACGTAGATATTTTAAATTCCCCGTCGCATTTGCTTGAATTTACAGCTGGTGGTCAGGTTCAAGAAGTCGAGTTACCATTTTTGTGTAGGACTGAACAGCTTTATTGTGGTAAAGATTCGACTTTTGCCGCTATGATGCATGGTATGTACTACATTTATGTAGCTCAACAATTAGCTAATTCATCGGATTCTCCTACGTCGGTTTCTTTTAATATTTATTTGAGTGCAGAAGATGTTAAGTTTTATGGATATGCAGTGGACAATGTCGTTAAGATGCTTCCTATAGCGACTTTGAACGCGGCTAGAAATGAATTTAAGTCAGAATCATTAAATGTTATGAATGAACCGGCGGATCAGAAATCCTTGAATGAAACTCCACAAAACACTAAAGATTTGATCGATGATAGATTCAGACTAGTACAAGCTATTGATTTAAGACCTTATATGAGAAGAATGTATAGAGTTGGATACCTTGCTGATCTTTATCCCCCTATAACTGTAGATCCGTTCACGACTTCGAAGAGCGTGTCTTATAATGTAAGTGAGTTTACTGGTGATGTTTTTTCTAATTCAGTTAAGATTACACCAGCTGTGGCACTTTCTCATATGTTTTACGGGAAAACAGGAGGAATAAAGGTAAGATTGGTACCTCGATATAAGTTTGAACACGAAAGGCCGTCAATAGAGCATCTGGTTAGATTCTATCCACCTGATCAATATTGGGATCCTGCATTAGCTCTTTATAGATCTAGTGCCACTATGGACGACACAAATGTGACCGCTACCCCTGCCATTCAAGTTTCATCTGAGACTGATTCTGATGTTATAGAGTTTGTAGTACCGAATATGAACTGTTACAAGTTTGTAGGAAGTCCTGGAAAATTGAACGATTACACTCTGAATTTCACTCCTCCATCTTCAGACTTAGGTCGGTTGGTGATTGCAGCTTATAATAACTCGAATGTTCCTGTATTAGAGCTGACGTATGAAGTTTGGATTGGTTTTACTGATGAAACTCGTTTTGGGTTTCATTGTCTAGCCCCTGTCTTTCAATTTTCCGACGGAAACGTTATATCATCCTCATATGGCTATCGCGGTGGTCTTTTTAGTTCTGTTCGCAATCCTTATGTTTATTACGGATAATTGATATTTCTAATTTGCCCTTCAAGGACTCAGGGATGTCCTTAATACTCCCGACCCTTTTGGTTAAAAGCAAAATAACCCCTGTGCTAAGGAATAGCGTGGATTATAGGATGCCGCATAGTAGTCCTAGAACTTTCAGCTGGAAACAAAACAGCATGCTCGAAAGAGTGGGTTTACCGAGCCCGACC